GTCCGTGTCACCTGAACCCCTACACCACTGAAATGTAGCCTTGACACCTTCACCAGTAACAACCGGCTTGATGCATTTGGCCGCAAAAACAGTGCGGAGATCTTCAAGTTCATCAGAACACCCACAACGCTTCAGAACCTTATCGTAGACTAGATATTCTAATCCCAACAAACATTCCCGTTGTGTCGCCTCAAATTTTGACATGTCATTTTCGAACATGCTGGCACAATGATTGAACAATTTCGAAAATTTATCACCACATTTAGTGTAATCACAAGCATTCGCAACTTGCGGTAACTTAAAGAAAGCATCTTCAAGCCTTGCAATAAATCTGCAATACACGATGTTAAATTTTGGATCTCGTCCCATTATCATGCGGGGAGACTTACCTTCCTCAAAATAACGTTCATTTTTGACGAAGGCAGCGATTTCAGAGTTCGCAGTTATGTTTCGTTGACCATCACACATCTGCTTGTATGCTTTAAGGAACCTGCGTCTCACGGCCCCCGGCTTTTGCCTCACATACTTTTGAAAGTTAAACTCAGGACAGAAGAACTCAGAGATCTGTTTCGCTAAATGATCTACTATTCTGTTTATGAGTTGCAAGTTGAGATTCTTGGGTTGTGGTTCAGGCGTCACTTTCAAATAACGCTGACCAAGAGATTCCAATTGATTGTGGATGCAATTAGACATCACAATCGTTGGCTGAGGTTCTAGCAAAGGAACACTAAGAGGCGGATCTGCGCCCATAGCGTCCATAGCCAGAGACGAATCAAATCGAGAGGTCCGATTTGACCCGCCTCCAACGCTCTGAGGAGTCTTTCGCCGGACCAGATGATCTGATAGCCCGCTGACTCCAACCACAGCTTGTTGCAATACTCTCCCCTGGACTTGTCCATACCTGTCAAGAGACGATCTAAGGTCTCCGAGCTCTGGGAGGACGCCTCGGTCACACCTGCCATCACCCAATCCGTAAAGTTGCAGGATTGGATCACGGCATGTGCATCCCCTTCTGGCGCGTACCATCGAATGTCGTAATCGGTGCTCACGCACTGAAACGACTGCTCGTTTCCAGGCTGGTGTGCTGAAACGGAAATCACAAGTTTCGGCACCAAATCCGGTACAGAGACGGCCACGCATTTCAAGATGTAAAGCACGGCCCCGGCGAGATACCACACCACTTGCACAAAGCGCAGCACCAAGCCAATGGTTGTGGAAAAATTCCATAATGCTACTACAACCAGTAAAAGTAGCATTAACTGCTTGACGCGGGATCCGGGCAACCAGGCTAGGCCAAAATTCCGCGCAGGGTCTCGTTCTCCGTAGAGCATTTTGTTCTGAGCATTATCACACGCCCGCTGAATGGTGAATTTTACGCGGACGCAATAATGCTGATCTGCAGAGACAGCAGCTTCGAGATTCTTTGTTATCACCCATTTTTGTGCCAATCGGTGGACGTGAGATAATCTCAGTGCCCGGTCCTCTTTGCCGTTGACAAGATAACTAGTCTGCATGTTCAGAGTCAAATATGAGAATAACTCTGGTATTATCAGATCTTCGGGTAAGTGGTGATTACTAAACCCGTGCAGACGTGCATCACTCTGAGAATGAGTGTCAAATCCCGGCCACTGGAATGCATCTTTCAATGATTGCAGCGGTCGAAACGTCCACTCGTGGTGACGCAAATTATTTGGCACTATCTCCGGTGCCATCTGGAGATCTACAACCACCGCTTCTGCCACACTATGGGCACACAGTAGGAGATCAACATGACCACACTTCAAGCAGACTTTCTGCTCAGACGGATCGATCTCAACCCTGTGGGCTTCAACCCAATTATTGAATCGGGCGAGCGCCATGGCATCGGGGAATATCTCATCGCGTCCACGCATATACAGAGCCGTGCTCTTATATGTGGTCAATTGCTGCTTGATCTTTGCAGCAGTAAAATCCTTACCTTGGGATTTTGCGCCAGTATTAGGCATACTGGTGCCAGCTTTGTCCACTTGCTGCTGGACATGCACAGGCCTCTTTTGCTTGGGCGTGCGGTTTTTGTGGGTTTTATCCCGTTTTCCTCCCGTAGGTGGTGAGTTACCAGCATTTTCCTTCGCTAACTTGTCCATGTTGTCTTTAGTTATATATCTTACCTTCAATTGACGAGTCTTGCCTCCCTATAGGGTTTGCGAGTTGCAACGCCTGGGAGTGTCCGAAACCTGTTTGACTGTCTGGTCCCTTTATAACATCTTTTTATGGTGGCCACCACGGCGTGTAGTGCTACGTATTTCTACGTCGGGGCGAAGACACTACTTTGTTGACCAAAATGGGGGTTGCCCACCTCCAGAACTGTTTGCCGCCCGGAGTAATCAGAACATTGCCACATGTTCCAACTCATGGATAACCCGGCCGATTAAGGCAAGGCCCAGACAATTCCGCCGATCAGGGCAGAACTCCAGCTAAGTAATCCACTTCCTCAGAATGCATCCGATTGATTGCTTTTACCTGGGGTAGAATACCATAATCATTCCAGTAGCAGAGGTATAAGC